GGTAAAATGGAAAAACAAAAGAAACTAACAATCAGAGAAAGATGGCATAAGGCCTGCACCGCGGACAACATCGTAGACTTTAGCGTGGACGTTTTTCTTATAGTGTTTGACGTGTTAAGTTCTCCCATACTGATTGTGATGAGAATTGTGCGTTGGTTACTGGCCAAGTTCGTAAACGAACATGTAAAAAGTTTTATAAAAAGGATTGTACATTGGTTTTTAGACAACAGGAAAATTAGACTAGCAAAAGGTCAGAACATCTTCCGCTACTATTGGTACCTATGGTTATTAAGCCCTGTCATATTAATTGTATTGCTTTTGATCATTGCTTTTACAACTGGAGTGCTAGAAGGAATGAAAGAATTAGGATGAGAATATTCACAAGCATTTGGATGGTGGTCGTGTTTGCCATCGTGCTAACAGGCATCAGGATAGACGACAGTAGCACTGTGAAAACACTAAGATATAAAACCTGGGACAAGTTTCAAGTAATACATCCAAGAGAAGTAGTCAGTGATTCGGTAACTGTCGTTAATATCACAGAGAGTGATTTGAAAACATACGGACAATGGCCATGGCCTCGGCACGTGATGGCCATGCTACATGCCAAGATAGCAGATGCTGGAGCAATACTTGTGAACTACAACATATTGTTTGCGGAAGCAGACCGAATGAGTGGGGTGGAATATTTGAAGTCAATGCCCATGACCAATGAACTGCGAGAACAACTGGGAACAACCTTGTTGGACACAGATGCAGTTTTTTCAACGGTGCTTCGAGAATCAAAAAGAGCAGTGCTGATGATGAGTGTTAAAAACGAAGCAGGTGTAGAACTGCCCAGCACAACACAGATCATAGAGAAAGGCAATGTGAAGCCATGGCTCTATGAATATGGAGGCATAGTGTCGCCTCACCGAAAGGTTTCAGCAGGAGCATCAGGCATGGGCGTCAATGTGACCTCACCAGAACCAGATGCTGTTGTGAGAAAAATGCCTGTGCTGATTAGAATAAATGGAAAAATATATCCCAGCATGATACTAGAAAATGTTAGACTGCTAAACGGATCCAAAAGGATCAAAGTCATAGCAAAAGAACACGGAATAGATGAAGTGCTTGTGAGCAAGAAAGCAGGCATACCAGTGAACCATAATGCAGAAATGTATATCAACTATGCCGATCCAAACAACTATGTTCAAATGTCAGCAACTGATATTCTTTCAGGCAACTACAACGAAAACAAAATAAAAAATAGAATTGTGATTGTTGGTTTAGATGCCGCAGGATTGAGTGTGTTAAAATATACACCACACGGACTTACAACAGATCAGAACATAACTGCCCAAGCATTAGATACTTTACTNACAGGCAAATATTTGTTGCGTACACCTCAAGCAGACACATATGAAATTGTGTTTCTAGCATTGTTATTGTTGCTGTTGGTATTAGTACTGCCAAGAACCAGTGTGCTGTTGGCTGTGCCTTTATTATTGTTTGTGGAAGTAGGTGTTGCCTATGGAGCATTTATGGCATACACAAACAAAGGATTTCTTGTAGATCCATCTTGGATAATGCTGTCTGTGTTTTTGATTTGGTCTCATTCTGTGTACAATAATTTTGCCACACAGAGCAGACTGCGACAACAAATTAAAAAACAATTTGAACATTACCTCGATCCCGGAATGGTCAAGAAATTACAGAAAGATCCTAGCCTATTGAAGTTGGGAGGTGAAACAAGGACAATGACTTTCTTGTTCTGTGACATCAGAGGATTCACACCCATCAGTGAGAAGTACAAGGGCAATCCTGCAGGACTCACGAAACTTATCAATAGATTCCTGACACGCATGACAGATGTCATAATATCAAATGGCGGAACCATAGACAAGTTCATGGGTGACTGTATCATGGCATTCTGGAACGCACCTATTGAAAATAAAAAACACAGAGAGATGGCAGTTAAGAGTGCTCTTGAGATGACTAAAGCTCTAGCAGAATTAAATGTTCGTCTTCAAGCAGAAGGACTTCCTCAAATTAACATAGGAATAGGAATCAACACAGGTGACGCATTAGTTGGTAATATGGGCTCAGAACAAAGATTTGATTATTCAGTTATCGGTGACGCAGTAAATTTGGCAAGTAGATTAGAAAGTTCAAGCAAAACCTTAGGCAAAACAATCGTAATAGGGGAAGATACACGGCACACGATCGAGACAAGTTATCCTTTTGAATACATAGACAGTATCACTGTCAAAGGCAAGTCAGAAGTAGTAAAAGTATACACCATATAGATACAATATTAAATAATGGTGATGTACCTCACCGATCCCGAATATGATTTCTGGCCATGGACATGGCACCATGATCAAAAAGAATGCAAAAGCATAGAAGACATGATAGCGGCTTGGAAGACCATAGATCCTTACAAAGACGCCACCTTCGACCCAAGAAAGCAGAATCACACCAATGAAGCTGGTGATTTTCTCAAAACTAAAAAAGCTGAAAATATCGAGTGTGAGACACATCAGGCTGATATCAGTCTCAAAATCACACTGGATGAATATAAAGAATACGCATTAATGAAGTTTGACCAACAAATGCAGAAGATAGTTAATAATAATAAAAAGGTCGCTGTGGGGCTCAGCGGTGGCGTAGACAGCACCCTGACCCTGGCATGGTTGGTCAAGAACAAAGTGGATTTTGAAAGTTTCGTGGTAAGGGGAGATCCATGGCGAGGCTACATGTCCAGTATAACTGAATCGAATGCTATAGAAATTGCCAAAGTACTTGGTGTCAAAAACCACGTGGTTGATTTCAACGAAACAGACTATAACACACATGCGATGATAAGGCAATATTGTGCCGCCGATCAGTATGACATGCCTTGTATAAGTTTAATGACACAGCCGCCTGCAAGTATGTACCTCAGGGATAACCCTTTTGACGGCATGATAGTGGCACCAGTTGGAACAGACGACCTCCTTTTACACAGGCAAAGCAGTTGGATTAGATTCATACCAGACGATATGTTGATTTACCTACGTGGAACAGGAACAAATTTTTCCCACATCACAGACTACGGATACAAGTTGGGCAACATGGGACATGAATGGAAAGAAAAAATAGATCCTTCACTGGNCAAACAGGTCATGCACCGGTGGGAGGATGATCTNTTGTTCCAAATGTTCAAGAAAAAGATCTGTTCACCGGCCACTTCAAGAGATTGGTTCGAAACGTGGCACAGGATTGACAATCAAAGTTGTGATCATGAACAGCTGAAAGATCTCATGGGGGTGGGATGGCTAAAAAGGCAGATAGCCGAGTGGGCATCAGATGAAATAATTCCNATGGTCAAACACGTTCCGTGTACGGAAAAATTTTACACTCCAGATGAAGAAACAAAGGAATACATCTTGGGACAATGTAAAAAAGCACAGGAGTCATACCGGGCTGAAAAAAACCTAACACAACAGATATACTGGAGAGGCAACATGGAAATTATCAAAATGTTCAACAAGATTACTCCTGAGTTGGTGCAGTCAATTCACACTTTAAATTGGTTATCCAAAAATGGTTAAATACACACATAATGACTGACTTCTTCAAATTAGTAGCGGAACTAGGCCTTCCGATAGCCGCAACTGTGGGAATGGGCTTGTTTATTCTTTTCATTATCAAGTATATTTTAAACGGTATTGTTGGTTCTATAAAGTTCATAGAAAGCGTGATTACTCAACTAGACAATAGAGTCAAAACAATGAACAACGACATTTTAAAAATAGATCAAGAAGTTTCAGAACAACTTGGCATTCCAATAGATACCGATAGAGTGGCCAGGGCCGACGGAAAAACTGATGCGAGGAAAGACTAATGGATTTAGTTTCAATGATAAACGACTATGGCTTTCCAACCGTGGCTGTATTCTTCCTAGCATATTTCATCTACTTCCTATGGAAGTTCATAACGACAGAAATCACTCCTAAGTTAAGCTCGACTTCGAAAACTTTGATTGCACTTATCGATCGTGTGCGAATGCTGGACAATGACCTTATAAGATTGCGAACAAAAGTACGCACTTTAAAAAATAGAGATAAGAAGTAGTAGTATTACTTCATACAATTTCCATTTAAATATTTGCATGAAGTTTCTTATGGTTATGATAATATGTTTTGCCGAAGATGCCTGCACTGCAATTTTTGATACAACAAAATTTGATACATACGATCAGTGCATGTTACAGGCCATGCCTGCAAGTGAGTTTATGAGAGATGCTTACCCTAGTTCAGCAGGCGAAATACACTGCCTTAATGATATCGAGTATTCAATATACAAAGAATACATAGACAATGGTGGTATACCAGCACTGAGCTTTGATCCAGAACCTGCGACAGACGCCTAATTGACATTACCATAATTAGATAGTATAATTAGGCATGATCCACGCGATGATAGATCTGGAAACATTGTCTACCAATCCTGACGCCACTATACTGACTGTTGGTGGTGTTAAATTTGACCCTTACACAAATGTAGAGCCATCTCAGGGAATGTACTTCCGTGTAGACGTAGACTCACAAACAGCAATGGGCAGAGATGTTATGCAGGAAACTTTAGATTGGTGGGGGCAACAAGACAAAGAAATAATGGAAGAGGCTTTGGGGGACAGTAACAGGATACCATTAGATGAAATGATTAAGACAATCAATAAGTGGTGCGTGGGTGTTGACGTGTTTTGGTGTCAAGGTCCTTTNTTTGACTATGCTATTTTACAAAATTTTTATGCCCAAATGAAAACACCAGTGCCATGGAACTACTGGCAGGTGCGAGANTCTCGTACATTATTCTCACTGGTGCCACGAGACCCAAATGAAAAAAGGACAGGACTTCACAATGCATTGGAAGACTGTTACTTTCAAGCAAAAAAAGTACAGAAAACTTATAAAGAACTAGGAATAAAAAATGTCAGATATTAATTGGTACGCAATCAATGACCTGTACACCATAGAGAAATTTAAAATAAAACATAACAAAAATCCAAAAACTAAATGGGTCCGTTTAAGTTGTGTGTATAAAATAAAAATTGGATCAAAGATTGTACACGTTGGAAGATCTGACACTTGTAAAAAACATGGTGGTGCAGAAAAGGTAAGGAAGGCTTTGGTTAACCTATTAGGCATATGGCAATACAATCCATCTGTGCCAAAAACTAAATTTTGGCAAAAAATTAGATTGCAACACAGACCAAACTCTAGTAATATAATGATAGGAATAATAAAAACCAATGCCATCCAAAAAATCTATCTACAAGAAGCCATATGAAAAAGTTGACAGTGTTGATGAGAGCGTTTGGTTCAGCAACGACACTCCCATCATGGAGACAGATTTCACATTTGTGTTCGATGACAGATATCCCTGCGTTGAAGGTCACAAGTTATTCATACCAAAAGAGAACAACGCACACTTCTTAGGAAGGTCATACGGCCTTGCCTATGACTATGGAAATCAACAGATCAAGAAAGGCAATATACAAGGATTTAATATTGGCATGAACATAGGCATCTGTGCTGGACAAACAATCATGTGGCCACACATACATTTCATACCCAGGAAAGACAAGGATTCCACACCTATTGGTGGAATGAGACACGCACACCCAGGAGCGGATCACAAGAGGTACTATTGATGACAAGAAGGATCAAACGTAAAAAGAAAGTAAGCAGAAAGATCATATCAATGCCAATATATACATCGCCGGATGGTGGGGAAACTGTGTATGAACAATTACCAAATGGAGAGAGAAAATTGGTAGAGCAGTCACAAAAAGCCAAGGACCAACAGATGGCATATGAGGAGTTGGAAATGGTAGGAACAGAAGCAATACAACTGAGAAGGAAATATCCTACCCTACAAAAAGCCTGGGACAAATACCGAACCGTATGGCATTTAATCAACGAAAATTAGCAAGATATACAACTTATCCAGTGATCCTTTTACCAGCAGTGTACGTGCATCTGTGTGCGTTTAAAGGGGTGATTAAATAGCAATATGACCAAGTATGTAAGTGTGATCGGCAACGGTGAAAGCAGGAGAGGGTTTGACATCACTCCACTGAAAAATGTAACCACAATGGTAGGATGTAACGCCCTATTCAGAGACCATAATCTTGACTATGTGGTCTGTGTTGACAGGCATATGTGCCAGGAGGCCGCAAACACTTGTGGTAAAAACACCACTATCTTTACCAGAGAAAATTGGTACAAACAATTTGCTTTTTGGCCAAACGTAAAGCGGGTTCCTGATTTACCATACCAAGGCGACAAAAGACAAGACGACCCTTTCCACTGGGGCACCGGACAGTTTGCCGCATTGGTTGGGATGAGTTTCAAACCGAAGGCAATATTCCTAGTTGGTATGGACCTATGGGGACTCGGCAAGGAAAGGAAGCCTGAGAACGTCAACAATATATACAAAGGTACCCAGGGTTACACATACATCAAGAGGCCTGTTGATCCAAGTTATTGGATATATCAATTCAACAAGTTGTTTGAACATTCTGATTGCAGGTGGATCATAGTCAACGAGGAAGATTGGAAAATGCCTGACGAATGGAAGGCCCACAAAAATGTTTTCCAGGACACCTATCAGGGTCTGGCCAAATGGATCAACTCACAACTGAATAAAAAAGATGAATAGCATATGTTCAGCACCATGGCGCGGACTCCACATACAAGTTGATGGAGGCATATCCACCTGCTGTGCAGGTGGTTTCAAACTGGGCAATATCAATACCGACACAATTGAATCAGCACTGGCCCATGATAAATTGCAAAAGGTCAGAGAAAGTATCAAAAAAGGAGTGCTACCAGAAGATTACTGCAAATTTTGTATTAACGCTAAAAAGGATGGACTTAGGTCTGAGCAAGATTGGCACAATTCACTGAACGAAGACTTTGATATAAAAACAGCCACGAAAGAATATCAATATCCTGTCCTTTTTGATGCAAGATGGAACAACACGTGCAATAGTGTTTGTGTTTATTGTAATCCAGTATTCAGCTCTAAATGGTCTTCTATTATGAATTCCAAAGAAGTTAAAATAGGCCAAGATAACAAACAAAAAATTACAAGTTTTTTTGTGAACCACGGAACACATCTAAAAACCGTGGCAATGGTAGGTGGTGAACCTTTGTTAATAAAAGAAAATGCGGATCTTTTAGATGTCATACCCACAAACGTACAGATTCAGGTCATAACCAATTTCAGCTCTGACGTAACAAAAAGTAAAGTGTTTGAAAAATTATGCAAGAGACGGAAGGTAAGTTGGCATATAAGTTTAGAAAATATAGAAGATAGATATGAGTACGTAAGACAAGGATCAAAATGGCAAAGGGTAATAGATAATCTTAAAATATTAGGCAAGGAAGTTCGTAACCCACCAGAAAATAACGATCATGAAATACAGTTCATGAGTCTGTTTCATTTGCTTAATGCCACGCACCTGTGCGAACTAAAAGAATTTTCCAAAGAAGCAATAAATTATTTTCCTTACAAGTTTGTGCAACCTAACCCATACAGAAAATACATTGAAATTGTTTGGCAGGACTATTCGGCTCCAAAACAACTTTCTTTGGAGGGTTATGGTAGAGATGTTCTGTCCAAAGTAATCAATGAAATAAAAAATTATCTAAAAACAGATGTCACAGATCTAGAGGTTACTTACTTCACAAACAAAATTAGAACATTTGAAACGATCTCAACAGAAACACAACTGACTGTGAAACAAAATCTAAAAACTTTCTTGGATCGCAATGAAAGTATTTTCAATAATGTTGGTTATTTTAATAGGCTTTGGCCAGAGCTATCTACTTTAACTGCTTGACAAAAAATTAATCCATTATATAATTTTTTTATGAAGCCAATGTTAGATAATTTGATGGTACAAGAACAACTTAAAGCACCACATAAGAGGTGGAAACACATGGTGTCTGTGATGTGCTTGAATCTTACCTACAGAAAACAAGTTAAATTAGTTTTACCAAAATTATTTACAAAATACCCAAGTCCAGAAGCATATCTACGTGGAAGGTTGAAGACACAGCAAAAAATATTGAAACCACTAGGCATGTGGGAGGTTAGATCAAAACGTATTAGAAAGATGACTGAACAATATCTAACATGGGATCGTAAAGAAGCCAGCGAATTGCATGGCATCGGCAAATACGGTTCTGACAGTTACCAAATCTTTTTTAATAATTTTATTCCGCCAGATGTTCAAGATAAGGAATTGAAGAAATACATTGACAATATGACAAGATAGTTTATAATATGGATATGTTTGAAAATATAAAAGATGGAGATCTTGTAACTCTTAAACTTGCTTCAGGGGAAGAAGTTATCGCAAATTTTAAAAGTGGAACTGAAACATACATCAGTATCGAAAAGGCTCTAGTGCTGATGCAAGGACCACAAGGACTGGCGTTTGGAACATTTTTCTCCACTGCCAAGCAAGATCAACCTATCAATATATCGAAAGACAAAATCACGTCTATAGCATATATCAATGACAAAATAAGAGAGGAATACAACAGGGTGTTCAGCAAGATTGAAGTGCCTAAGAAACCTAGTATTATAACATAATGCCACATTTTGAAAAACACAGTAAAGGAATGCAGGCTCTGATTGATACTTCAGAGGCCATGCTNAACGCNATGGAGACAAACGGGATCGATCCAGAGACTGTTTCAAACAGACCAGAATTCACAGTATTGGTGCACTTTCTTAAAAGTATCATAGACGGAGAATTAAATATACCAAACGAACTTACGGAACGTATCAGAGATGCCGCGTTCCAGATAGACCTAGATCAGAAGATAAACAAAAAGTTAAACTGATGATCGAGAGGACTTCAAGACTTTCATCCCTCTTTAAACATTCTGCAAGTCATCAAAACAAGGAGAAACGATGACTTATTATTCAACTAAAACATACGGCCACAACATTGGTTTGAGCTGTGCTTTCAGACAGCCCAAGGCGGACTCGCATTGCCGATTCATCCACGGATATTCGTTGGCATTCAAATTTACTTTTGGATGCAAGGAACTGGATAAAAAGAACTGGGCGGTGGACTTTGGATCACTGAAGCCACTGAAAAAATGGTTGGAAAACACTTTCGACCATAAGATTGCTGTGGACGAAAATGATCCAGAAATCGAAACTTTTAGACGGCTAGAAGAAAACGGCCTTGCCGAACTCAGTGTCATGGATGGTGTTGGTGCAGAAAAATTCGCCAAACACGCTTTCGACTTTGCGGACAGCATTGTACGGGCTGACACAAACAATAGATGCTATGTTGAAAGTGTAGAGTGTATGGAACACGGAGCCAACAGTGCCATCTACGCTAGAAAATAAAGTATTAATAGGATACACCAATAAGACTGTCAAAATTGACATTTATGACACGCCATTGGGCAAAAGGTTTATAGAAGCCCTTAAGGATAATCTTACAAAACAAAGGATACTTGAAAAGAACTTTTGTTTTTTGGGTTGGGCCGATTCCAAAAGAAATATTAGACACTTGGTCAATGAACTTAACCNTAGTGTTGAGGTCATAAACTCCTTCAACTTCTCTCCTGCCTATGAAAGAATACATCCTTTCAGTGTGGACGACTTTCAATATAGTTCTAGACACCCAATTGGAAAAGGCATTAAGAAACACACAGACAACGGGGTAGAATGGGATATTTCAACCACACTGGGCAAAAGGCTGAAACACGAAGCATGTAACGTTCTACACAATCATTTTGAAAAATTGCAGGGAACAGCATGGCAACTATCAGATTATTACAAGCAGGCTAATCTAGAAACAAAATATGCAATAAGGCAACTGAACAACATTTGCCACGAAATAGAAAGTTGGGTTGGAGCGGATCGTAAAAAGGCACTAGAACCAGAATGGATGAGACCATCACAAATCACAACCTTTTTGAATGCACCAAGATATGATTTGCACGATGAAGATTTTGATCTCTTCAAAGAAAACAGGTATGATCGTGAGCTAGGTGGTGTTTACCTGCACTGGTCACAGGTAGGAAAAACACTTTACGAAGTTTTCCGGGACGAAGGCGCTCCTAAAATGACTGACACACTCTGTTCAGAGATCAATCACCAGAAATACTACTCCGGAGAATTCGACATTGAGTGGGGTGCAACTATAACCGAAGAACAACATGATTTCAAGAAAGAAGAAATGGATGAGTACAGAGCATGGTTGCAGGACAACGGTTATGATTGGCAAGATCCTAAACTATCACTCGGTTATATCAAAATAGGGCAGGTAGATCTTGATGAGTCCTTTGGCAATCGATCCTTCAAATTAATTTACGACAAAATGAAAGATAATTTAAATATAAAAAGTATTTCAATACAAGGCAGTGATAATTATGAAAACAGTTTTCCCTACACATTAGAAAGTAATGATTGGAAACAGATACAAATTGAAGGACTAAGACAGGGATATGAATCACGTACTATGCGTTAAATGGGGAAACAAGTATATTTCTAAATATGCAAATATTCTTAAAAACATGGTAGGTCGCCATACCACGGTGCCTTATCAATTTAATTGCATTACGGATGACCCGAACGGCCTCGATCCTGACATCAATGTGATCAAACTGCCAAACCATCCGTGGATTAAGACATGGTGGAGTAAGTTGTGGATGTTTTCTCCTGAGATGCCATTACGAGGCAACATGCTTTTTTTTGATTTAGATGTAGTGGTATTTGATAACATTGATATTCTGTTCACACACAATCCAGGTAAGTTTAACATCATTAGAGATTTCAATAGGTGTAGGGTAAAGGATTGGAAACAGTCTAACTCTAGCGTCATGAGATGGGAGGCCGGCAAAATGGATTACTTGTACAACAACTTCACATCGAATCATGCAAGAATTATGCAACAGAACTGGGGAGACCAAGATTGGATAATGAAAGAAGGGGCAAAGGACATCAACCATTGGCCAGATGAGTGGATACGATCCTACAAATGGGAAATGATCGGACTTAAAGACACAAAATTATTAACAAAAGACGGCCGTTCTTATTTCAGGAAGCCTGTTGACATCGAGCCTGGGAACAAGGTAGCAGTGTTTCACGGAAAGCCAAATCCAATGGAATGTGCGGATCAATTTGTAATCGACAATTGGAAATAGTTATAAGTACAACTGCAACGCCACATATGTGACGTCGGCAAAAACACTGACCTCTTAATGTCTTAAATGCGTGGGCCAGGCCGTAAGTGGAAACCTCCACTAGCTTTACAATTAAAAAATTAGAGTGTAGAATACGTTATGTTTGAAAACATACATAATTGGCCTTTGGAGCATTGGCACATTGAGCTTTGTTCAAAGTGTAGTCTAAAATGTCCTAGATGTTCGCGACAGGAAGTTCCAGAAGGATTAGTTAACAAGGATCTTTCATTAGAATGGTTCAAGAATAACTTTACTGGCAGACTTCTTACAGATGTTCGTAAGTTGACTTTCTGTGGAGATGATGGCGATCCCATATACGCCAAGGACTTCCTTAAAATACTATCATGGTTCAGAGAAAATAACAATAATGTGCAATTCGTTGTAGTGACCAATGGTTCCTACAAGACCAAAAAATGGTGGGAACAATTAGATAGCATTCTAAATGAAAAAGACCATATTCATTTTTCATTGGACGGATGGGACCAAGAGTCTAATAACATATACAGGGTCAACTGCAATTGGTTTTCGATCATGACAGGTATTGATGCAATGCGTAGAAGCAAGGCCCATAAGACCTGGGCCGCCATTGCTTTCAAGTTTAATGAACACAGGATATTTGATATGCAGGAAATGGCCAAGAAGTTGGCTTTTGACAGTTTCCAATTGACTCTCAGTTCAAAGTTTGGTAAAAATTACGACACTTATCCAAAAGATGATCCACTACAACCAAGTGATAAATTTATTGCAAGTGGAAGATTTACAAGGACAACAGTTGGGCTCAGTGGTAAAAAATGGCACGACAACTGTGTTGATATTTTTACTAAAAGGTTTTATAATAAAGACAGCACTCCGTCCATTATACCTTTGTGTATGATTGGCAACAAGGGATTATATCTGAATGCAAAGGGAAAGTTCTATCCTTGTTGTTGGACGGCACTAAGATATGGACATAACAAAGACATTTTTGAATACATCAAGCCGAGCCAAACACTTGGAGAAGTTCTTGACGACCCAATGTGGAAGAAGTTGTTTGGGGACATACGTAACGGCACAGCACCCAGAGAGTGTGGAGAAAAATGTTCTGCAAAAAAATGGAGTTTAGATCATGCCACACAATGGTAGAAGCTATGGCAAAGTAAAAATAAAAAGGATCAAACCAGGACTTGACGAGATACCCGACGACTGTGGCTATGAACATAAGTTCCGTTTCAACATAGACATGAATTCAGACGGTATCATGGGTGACTGTATTGAGTGGTGCCAACAAAATTGTGAAGGCAAGTGGGGTTGGTGGTTCGAAAACACTGACCTGTACGATCCATTGAAGCACAACTGGGAGGAGCAAAACGCCTACATGAGCTTCCAGTACAAAAGAGATGCTACAAGGTTCTGGTTGGCAAAAGGAATACAAAACATGGGCAACAGAGGTAGATAATTAATAGTATGGAAGGTTACGAAAATTACAAATGGTTTGAGATCACTGATGAAGCCAAACATCAGATGGAGAAACTTTTATCAAAGAATCCTGACAAGTATGCGGTGAGCTTAATTGTTGAGGGTGGTGGTTGTGCAGGTTTCAAATACAAATGGGGATTTATTGATACAAAAGATCAGGTTGCCCCAGACGATCACACAGAGGACTGGCACACAGGGCGTTTCGTGGTGGACGAGGCTTCAATGATGTACGTGGCCGGGACCAAGATAGACTGGAAGGAAGAGGTCTTTGGTTCACAGTTTGAAATAACCAACCCCAACGCATCCAGTGGATGTGGCTGTGGAGAATCATTTGGCGTGTAATGGACACTGCTTTCATAATAGGCAACGGTGAGTCAAGGAACATATTTCCAATAGATACGCTTAAAGGTCAGGGAGTGGTGTATGGTTGCAACGCAATCTACAGGGATCATCCAAAACTCTGCGACCACATAGTGGCCGTCAATCCAGAGATGTTCCAAGAGTTGTCCAAATGGCACAACAACGGCAAAGAGTCTCCTATGATACACGGCATCGACGACATCAGTAAATGGAACTACATCTGTGATGGAGACCACGAACATGACATGCCATATGGACTAAAAATTTATAGGATATGGCGAGGGGGAGATCTCAAGAAGGGCATAATCAAAACAAATGACTTTTCGAAAGCAAAGGGTTCAGGTTGTTCCGCAGTGTTAATGGCGGCGGAGTCCGGCATTAAAAATATCGTAATCATGGCATTTGACATCATGGGTGCCCAGCAATGGGAGATGGACACGCCCAGCAGGATTCAGAACAACATCTACAAGAATTCGCCAAACTACCCGGACAGGGCGTCAATGAAGGCCTATCTAAAATTCGAGTGGATGTATCAGTTAAGACAGACCTTCAGAAAATTTCCCAACACCAATTTTTATTTCGTCAATCGCAAAGAATACCTCGAAGGCAATCCGTTCCTAAAATGGTACTTTGACCAACCCAATATAAAGTGTGGAATATATGCCGACCTTCAGAGATGGATAACAGGTTACAGAGATGACATCAAGTGGCGTAGGTTATAAGGTCTTTGTGCTACTGGCATCGATCTTGTAGACCTTACGCATTTTCACACCAACTTTCTGGGCAAACCTTTTGGTGTCACAGTGTGGGCATACGTGCTTGTAGTCATTAGTAGCACGATCTGGGTCAACTTTGGCCTTTGGTCTAAGGAAAGTCACGCCACAGGAATCACACTTGAAAACGAACACTGTGTTTTTTCTATGGAACGTGTGATATATGCCAAGTTTTGATTGGCGCTCGTACAATCGCATTGTTTTTAATGCTTCTATGAACATCAATATTATTTAATAAATACATCTAAAAGTAATATGGCTAGAAAAATAATAGACACAGGAACACTAGGAAATCCAGCAACTGGCGATTCATTGCGGACGGCAATGACCAAGATCAACACTAATTTCGAAGAACTCTACATAGGAAATTCCGCGGATGGTCAACTTACCACCACAGTCACTAACGGTGACGTATCTATACAACCAAACGGCACAGGTACGGTTGAGATAGATGCCATTTCTGTCAACAGTGACAATATCACATCACTGACGACAAACTCATCTGTCACCATCACTGGTAACGGCACGGCAGGAGTTGACATAGAAGGCATCAGTGTAAATGGCACAACGATTTCAAGCTCAGACAGTAGCACGATCAACATCAACGAGAATCTGGTAGTAGACGGCACAGGGACCTTTCAAAGTGGTGCTACAATTGACGGAATAAGCATTACAGATAACACAATCACATCATCAGCATCAAATGCCAATCTAGAACTTACAGCGGCAGGCTCAGGCAAAGTAAAAGCCGTAGGCATTTTATCAGTTGACGATGGCAGTGCCACTGACAACTATGTAGGATTTGGTAATGATGATGACCTAAAGATATTCCACAATGGAAGCCATTCAATCATAAGAGAAACAGGGACCGGAAACCTTTTCCTACAGAGTGACAACAATGTAATAATTGGTAAAGACAGCGGTTCAGAAACCATGATAAAGGGTGTTGCCGATGGTGAAGTTGAACTTTATCACAATAATGTCAAAAAATTGAATACCTCATCAAGTGGTGTAACTGTGGTTGATGAATTACACACAGAAGGTGCAACTCCTCATCTAACACTCAAAAGAACTGACAATGCGAATGTTCCAACACTACGTTTTAAAGGCAGTGGTGGCACAGTTGGGGCAAGTATTGACTTCCAAGGCACAGGAGGCACTTCTAATGAACTT